AGGGATTCAATGTCTTCATCAGGCGTAATATTGAGTACATTTCCGGTTTCTGCCTCTTTAACAAGAGACCGCTTGAAACCAGCAGCCCAAGCCATGATGTTATCGACGAAATTCCCCGGCTGTTTGATCTTGGCAACCAAGACTCCAACCTTGGTTTCTACCAAGTCATCAGCTATAAGGCTTTTGATGTAAGATTTAAGAGGATAAAAAGAACGTTGATAAACGCTACGACCCACGAAACCAAAAGCAGAAGTAGTATAGCCCAGATAAATCGGTTTTTCATTCGTTACTGTGACAGAACGTGAAGGATGATACGAAGTTCCACTCACAGCTATCTGTGAGTACTTCATAAAATCCATAGCGTTGGGATTTTGATTTAGGACCAAACTCCCAGATGTGTTGAGAGGATCCAATATGTTAAAAGAAATGTTAAGATCAGGAAGATCCCAATAATCAATCTTTTCACTACTCTTCATCCCATCAACCAACATAGCAATAGACGCAATCCCATACATCCGACTAACAGTAAGAAGATTATGGACAAGAAAGTCTCCACCTAAACTCTTCCATTCTTCTTCAAAAGCATTAACGCATTTTTCACCTGGACTATCAGGGATTTTTATTTCCCGTTTCTGTGAAAGAGCCAATGAAACTGGCCCTTCAGCAATACGTGCTCCTAATGGATGATAAAGATATATCTCCTTGCATGTTTGATAACTGACAACATCTCCAGGAACAATATCTGGAGCTACCAGCAGCTCTTGGAGAGCATTACCGGGAGTTGTAGTCACCATTCCGTTTGAAATAGATGTCATTTCCTAGATGGGGTTAAGTAGACCACGCGAAGACTGTATAGGGAACCCTACTTTTCCCATTGGTTTCGCATGGTATGTTTGTTGAACCATTCGTATCGGCGGAGATGGAATTCCCATTGGTTTCGGATGATAAGTCATGGATAATGGGAAACTAGGAGCTCCCATTGCTTTCGAGTGATATGTTTGACTTAGTAATCTTGTACTAGACAAAAAAGATGATGACATCAATAAAGGCTGTGACCGTACCCACTTAGAAAGAGTAACCATCCATGGCGAAGCTAGGGGAGGAACAGGGATTCCAAGCGTTTGTTTCCCCGCTAACATCTGTTCCGCCATCAACACGCAATCCATTAATCACCTGCCGGGGCAGTAAAAGTAAAATCTATAGGATCAGAAGTCAATTTCCCAGTATGAACAGTCACAGGGACAACATCAGGGGCAAAGAGTGAAGGCTTCACTCCTGTTGTTACTTCAGTATCAGAAACAAACGTCGTTGGTTCGTCATAATTGCCAAACTTGATAACTGTCCCTTGAGTGAAATCAGAACCAATACAAGAAAGAGTTAAGTCTGGATCACCAGAGACAACCGTATCCGGGGATAATGATGTAAGGACCGGAGGGACAGCCATTGTAAGATCAAAGCTGCATCCCAAAGGAATACTCTTCACAACAAGACTATTGAAATCAATAATTCCATCCGCCAACAGAATACTGCCGGGAGCAATAGCACTCGTCGAGACATGGATATTGAAAAGAGTTACATCACCATCCATCAAACAAAAAGTATCATTGTCATATTGAGATGGTGCAGTCACCATTACAATTCCTGCCAATACTCCATCTACAGCAACTTCTAATCCCAATTCTGTATCTGTGATTGTAACCATGATCAATAACCCTCCCAATCTCCTAAGCTGATAGCAACTCCGTAGGTGAAGGCATCAAGCAAATCGTCTGGTCGATCCTCAACATCGCCAACACGGAAGGCGAGGACTTGACCAAGTAAATGGTTCTTGGCGACTTGCTTGAATGTAACGATTCGATTGTACGCTGTCTCGAGGATTTTTACTTGTCCTCTGAAAACGTAACCAGAAACGTTTATCGCTCTTTCGCTTTTGCCGAGCTGAGTCAGCTTCTGAGGCATTTCCCCAACTTGCAACATTCGTCGTCGGGCCTGTTGTAGGAGAATAGAACCACTGGCCTTGTCCTCGATAAAGCACCCACGATGTCCCAGTCTCGCTCCACACTTCTCCGCATACTCTTCCAAATTTTGGTACACCACAGGCAACCATAATTCCAATGATCCTCCCTCAATCTGTAAATATTCATAATCAACAATCTTTAGCCATTTCTCATCACCAAGTTTTTCATAGGCCCAATAGATAACTGCGGTCCCATCATTATCCTTGCCAGTTTTGACAGCCGTATCCATTGTCGCAAAAACATAAAGACATCGTTTGGGGAATGGTTCCGGACCACCTTCTGTCAAAAGATTATTGAGGGAAAAGAATGATTCACCAGACCAATCAACAAATTCTGCTAGATATTCCTGGGCGTACACCAATGGATGATTATCTGTCTCGAGTCTGGCCAGTTCATCTTCGGGCAGGAAAGGGTTAGAATGGGAAGGAGCATGATACTCTTTGAAATTATATTCTTTGAGATTACAAATTCGCCAAAAGAAATTTTCTTCGTTAATTCCATTTGTGTTGCTGGCAACAATCGCTGCTCCTCTAAAATCCAGTAACGTGGGCTTAATAGCTTTTTCCCACACACTCGTCATATTCGGCTTAGTAAACGCAGCTTCATCTATTATCACCAAATGGTATCGTCTAGAACGACCCGCCTTTTCATCTTCCAATGTCCAAAGCTCAATACGTCCGCCAGTTGTTGTATGAATAATGCCAATGTTCCGGCTAGATGATTTAATAGCCTGATCCAAAGTAACTTCGTTTTCCGAGTAAGCTTCAGACGCATATCGATAGTTGGGGACGAACCATCCAACTTGAGCGCCTTTCGCAGCAAAGTCACAAGCGATAGTTTTCAAAAACGCTGTCTTTCCCCAACGTCTTCCACATCGGAGCGCGCGAAATCTCGCCTGAACATTAAAGGCTTCCTGCTGTCCCGCATGAAGTCTAGGTAGGCTGACTATTTTCTCAGAGCCAGCAAAATGATGTGCATGTACGTTCATTAGAAAACTGTCTTGGTTGCACTCAACATTTCATTGCTGTACACTTTATACATAGGGCACCTATGGGGGTGCTTCAAAAGGTCAACTGAATATGATATTATTTCTACTATTAATGTCCGCCATCATGGTATGTGTAGGAGCAGCCATGCTGGTCATCTACTTCGTCCTTAGAATTATCCAAGGGGCGTTGTGGGTTTTCATTAAAATACTGGAATGCTTTGTAAAGGTCCCGGCTCCTTTGCCAGAGGAACCGGGAAGTTTGCAGCAGCCCAGGGAGGCGGACTACTCCACAACGCTCGACTTGCACCCAGGAGAATGGAAGGTTATTAAATGACCCAAAGGAAAAAATTCAAAGTGCCTCGTGATTGTGCCGTGTGCGGTCGGACACTACGTCCGCCTAGTGAATACACGTTCACGGCCCACGAATTCAAGTGCTACAAAGCCCATAGAGACAAAATCCCTGCCGAACACATGGAAACCTTTAAAAAGACATTGGCATGGGAAATGCGGTCAGAGGCAGCGAAGCGTGGCGTTGAAACAAGACGTCAACAAGGAGGCAAAAGAGCACCAAGGAAACGCATCCCGGTTTAACCGGAAACTAAGACCCGCTTCCGTTTGTGGACTTTGGCTTAGGAATAGAATTGGCAGCTCCGGGCATGATGACGTTAGTCCCAGGCAAGTCAGGCAAGCCACCCTCTATACGGATGGTAATGCCAGCGTTAACGTCTTGGGAAACTTGCGCCAGACGCGGGTGTTCATATACTGCTTCTGCCTTCGCAGCTTCCATGCGAACCGACAGCGGGACACGTCTATCGTTTCTAATAGCACGCAGGAAATCCTTGGAGGTGAGCTCAGGATTATCGTATTCGTGTGCTGGCTCAAGGATTTCGCCTTGGAGGGGTTTTTCTGACATAAGACATGAAAAAGCCCGAATAAGGGCGAGTTTAACTCAAGCCCTCATTTTGGGCCTGAATTATGCAATCCGTGGCAAAAGGCTCTGCGGACGCCGGAAGTATCCTTTACCACACTATAGTGTAGCGATGCAAGGACAAAATTAAATGACATATATCCCCATACTCATATGCTCAATAATGAGTGGAATTATTGGCTTCATCATTGGGTTTACTGTTTCCCATATGCGGATAACAGGGAGGGAAAAGGTAACACCGGACATGATGCCGGAGCAAACGCCAATGGACCCGCCTAAATGGACAAGGCATAGGGTCCTCGAAGAAATATCACCCTTTGCTCCCAAGGTGCGTCAGCCGGAAGTAAAGATTCCCGCTCGGAAGCCAATCGCGCCGCCCCGGCCAAAGCAAACTGAATGGCCTAAGCCAGAACCGAAGCCAGAACCAAAGCCAGAACCAAAGCCAGAACCCAAATATTCATCTAAGCCAAGACTTGAG